AAATATCTCTGCAACTGGAGTAATTGTAGGGACTGGAGTACAGGCTATTGGTAAGACTTATCAATGGATGGCTCGTAGAGGTCTTTCAGTATAGAGTAAATATTTCATCAACAAAAGGCTCTCATTTCAGAGAGCCTTTTTTATTTTCCCAACCTTGTCAACTAAAATTTATATTTAAATATTAGATACTATTTGAAATAGTTCGGCTGAAACCCAAAAACAAGGAGTGTTTCATGTCCAGACCAAAGAAATTTAGACCACAAATTCAAGAAAAGACTGTAGAGAAGGCTCCAGAGGCTACTGAAGGGGCTGTTAAAGACAATCTTGTATCAAATGAAGAGGTAAAGGCAGTCGACCCTGTTCAAAAGCCAGTTAAGATAATCACCTCTCCAGACGCATCAATTACTAACATTCCCTTGTCCCAGAAAGAACTATCAAGGCAAAAACTTAACAAACTCATTGAGGAGGAGTCAAGAATTGTCAAAGGCCGTTTCCGTCATCACGAGACTCCAGGTGGGCTTTTAAGAGTCCAGATTAGAAAATATCCTTCAATTCCTTCATTTGATAAAGTATTAGTTGATGGGCAGGTATACGAGATACCACTATATGTGGCTAGGCATCTCAATGGTATAGACAAGAGTTGTCCAGGGGGCGGGGCTGAATCCCACACATGTAGCTACCCAGTACATGAGTTTTTGTGGTCTGGAGATGGTAGAGGGCCTGCGCCATCAAACAAGTTAGATGACAATGGAGTCCCAATGCCAGCGCAGACTACTCAGAAGTGGATTCGAAGATTTAGTTTTGACTCATTGGAGTTTGACCTCAACAAGTAGGGTGTAAAATGACGGCCTCTAATTACTTTGTTCCAGGGAATAAGACGATAGTAAATATAATTAGAGGTCGTGCATTCACAAGAATATTCACAGATACTCATGGATACACTTCTGGCCTGGTAGTGAGGCTTGTTATCCCAAAAGTTTCAGGGATACAGCAGCTTAATGATACAGTACGTGAGATTTTTGTTGCAACCCCTAACTCATTTATTATAGAGGTTGACTCATCTAACTTTGACCCTTTTGTCCCTCAAGGCGTTCCTCGATCTAATTGGCATTTTGTCCCTCAAGTCATTCCAGTTGGGGATTTAGGCCCAGGGTTTGAGGACTCCACCTTTAATAATAATAACATTATCCCAGAGATATACCCCCCAGCACCATATCCAGCACATTCATAAGGAATTTTTATGACAGTACCATATACGTTAGCAGACATTAGGAACAAGGTTAGGCGAATAACTGGTAAATTAAACCCTGTAGAATTGACAGATGGGGAAATTGATAAATACATAAATACTTCTTATATCTTTGACCTCAGCGAGCACTTGAGGCTTGAAAGCTTTAGATATAATTACCAATTCACCACGAATGCAAACCAGGCTGTCTATGATTTCCCCAAAGAACTTTATTTGACTTGCATGCCCCCTGTGTATTGTGGAGGGTATCAAAGCTATATGACTCAAAGCAGGGAAAACTTCTTTAGAACAAATGCTCAGATGACACAGTTTCAGCAGAGGGTGTCGACAGGGACAGGGGTAACAGGGCCATATACATTTACCTTGCAGAGTGTCCCAATAGTCCCAGGATGGAAGAGAAACCCTCCTGGGGCATACTCACTATCTAACCCCGCCCTTCTGACAGACGTTCCTGCTTCTGACATAAATTACATGGTCATCATCTCTGGCCTTGATGCTAACGGGAAGAGCCAGACATTAGTTGATGATGGAGGATGTTCCCCTACTGGGCATAGCAACATAGGAGAATTATTTGATGTTAATGACACCTCTACCTATATCATTCCTGGGGCTTTCCCAAGGGGGACTATAAATTACATTACTGGACAAGTTATAATTAATGCAGCCGGCTTTGTGGTTCCTATAGCTCCTGGAGCTGCCATCAACGCCCAATACACGCCATACGTAGCCAGTCGCCCTAGGAGCTTCTGTTTCTTCCAAGACCAGCTGATAGCCTACCCAATCCCAGATCAAGCCTACATCGTCAGTTTTGAGGCCTATAAATATCCAACTGCTTTCTTGTCAGCTCCAACAGACCCTCTTATACAATCACCACAACTTCGAGAGATGTGGCAACTACTAGCCTACCTAGCAGCTGACAAAATCTTCACAGATTGTGGGGACATTGAAAGTATGAGCAAATACCGGCCTATATTAGACGAGCAAATGAAGTTGGTACAAAGGAGGACTATAGTCCAGCAAACCCAAGAGAGGGTGGCGACGATCTATAGCGATGCTAGTGGCAACCAGTTCCCCTGGGGAAATATGTTTGGGGGGTTTTAGCATGCAATACCAGCCAATTTATCTATCAAATTTTGACGAAGACTCTGGCTATCAAACTTATTTTGACCCATTTCTTCTTCCTGCCAAAGCCTTCCCAAAACTTGAGGATGCCATCTGTTTCAGGGGCAGGATCCAGAGGAGGAGGGGGTCATTCTTATTAGGTAGATTGAGAAGAAGAATGCCATTGTTAGTTGCTGATCCTGATATTATCCTCACTCAACAGGCTGTCGGTATCCAAACTATAGTCGCAGATATTCTTGCAGATGCCACTTTAGCCTTGAGAGCCTCGGAACAATATGCTGAGATTGTTCCATATACCCTTACTGTACATGTTGGTGCTCTGACATTTCAAGATATTACTGGCCATGGAGTCCTAGATCCTGTCGGGGCTGGGTTGCCTGGTACAATAAATTACGTCACTGGCCAAATGGTCCTAAACTTCGCTGCCGCCATACCTGCTACTGCCATTACTATTCATTTTGCTTACTATCCAGCTCTTCCAGTTATGGGGATGGGGTCATACGAGGAGATAAGCCTGAATTTTGAGACTACTATTATCTTTGACATGAAATATGCCTATAAGTGGGATCCTACTAACAACATATTTATTGAGTTGGCGACTCCCCCTGCTACCCCATGGAGTGGGAACAATTCAAAGCTATTTTGGACAACACAATATTATAGATCAGCAGCTAATAACAACATCCTCTGGGTGACCAATTTCAAAGATGGGGCTACTGGAAATCCTATACGATATTACAATGGCGCTACCTGGACTAACATTTACCCTGTTATTACTCCAGGAGCAGATCCAACAGTAGTCCAAACCTGTCTATGTATCCTCCCATTCAAAGATCGCCTTCTTCTATTCAACACTTGGGAAGGGACAAACACGGCTTTTACAACAACAAATTATCCTAACAGAATTAGGTGGTGTGCAAATCTTCAAGATCCAACAGTAGTCCTTAATTGGCAGCCTATTCCTGGATTAGGAGGGTACAACGATCTTTATACAGATGAACATATTGTCTCTGTAGCCCCATTCAAAGATGTAATTATTGTTAAACTTGAGAGATCTTGCTGGAAGATTATTTATACAGGCAATCAGGAACAGCCGTTTGCATTCCAAAAAATAGACTCCACCATGGGGTGCAACTCCTCACATAGCCCTGTCATGTTTGACAATGGGGTTTTGTCAATTAGTTCATTAGGAATTACAGTAGATGACTCAACATCAGTAGAGAGGATAGACCAAAAAATACCAGACCAGGCATTTGGGATACAGACCTCTCCACAAAGAGCTTTTGGGATTAGAGATTATGTCAATGAGCTCGTCTACTGGGCGTTCACAAATATTAAACTTAACGCTCGTCTTACATCAGAAATTTTCAATAATTCTGTTCTTGTCTACAACTATAGAAATGAATCTTGGGCTATTTTCAATGACTCCTACACTTGTTTCGGAAAGTTTCAAGTAAGTAATCCTACCTATACGACTGACCTCCCAATCCCTGGGTTTTACCCACCTAATTCCATCATCCCATCAGCTCAAAATATCATTGCAGGGAATCAGCAGGGGTTTGTTCATATAGTCCAATTGAGAAATAATATTTTAAATAGTGCTAGCTTGGCAATTACTAGTATTACAGGGCAGGGAGTTGGGCCATATCCAGGGACTCCTCCGGCAGATTTTATTGTTCCAAATCATAATTTTAGTGCGACTGGAGACTACTGGGTAAAAATTGATGGCATTTTAGGGAATGGAGCCCCTGGGTTAAATCCTGAAAGTCTAAACTATAATGCTATTACAAACCCATTTATGTATAAAGTTAGGTCTATCAATTCTGGGATAATAAATCTTTTCTCTTGGGATCCAGGGGCAAGGGTTTTTATCATACCTGTGCAATTATTATTTGGAGGTGAGTATCTAGGGGGTGGAAGAGTTACAGTAATACAAAATTTCAACATCACAACTAAGGTTTTCTGTCCAAACTACGACACAGACCAGCAGATTGCCAACAAGTATGTTGATCTTCTTACCTTAACAACTACTTCAGGGGAATATTCTTGTAATGAATATGTAAATGAAGCCACTCCAGCTATTAACGACACAGATCTTGTCCCTACAACAGCCCTTCTTGGGGATAATAGAGTCTTAACCTGCCAAGAAAATGCTCTCCTTGCTCCAACACAGGTAAACCAGCAGAAAATCTGGCATAGGTTTTCTTGCCCAGTCGTGGCACAAAACTTTCAATATGAGCTAAAGATGAGGAATGATCAAATGACTTCCCTCACTATCAACAACAACGACTTTATCTTATACGCCATGACTTTAACGATGGCTCCAACAGGCAGGATGATACAGTAATGACAAATTCTTTCTTAACAACCTCTCGCTCCTTCCCTGTCTCTCGCCCTGGGGACCTAGAAACTGTCCTAACCCAATCCTACATTGAAACCTCCCTGTCAATCAATGCCAAGGAAAATGGGGGATATGAGCTTCAAGAGACAGTATCAGGGCAGCAGTTTTTCACTCCTGGGAGCCTGCAAAAGAGATTTGTGTACAGGAAGTGCTTTGTTATTGGAGCTATCGCCACAGGGGCTGCAATAGCAATAGCTCATGGCATTACCCCTCTCACATTTTTTACTTGTATCAGAGGAACTGTTGCTACAGCCGCTCCAGACTGGAGGCCTATACCATATGCCGGTGGTGCAGGACTAGATTTTGTGTCAATTCTTGCTGATGCAGCAAACATACGTATATTAAATGGGGCTGGGATGCCAAACATACTTTCTGGGATAGTCATACTAGAGTATTTTAAGAGTTAATCAAATAATTTCTTGTGTGCTAGTATGCAAGAAAATAAGGATTTCATATGGGTCACAAAAAACATCATGGCGCTATCCCCCTACTCGTAGTTGGAAGCTCTCATAAGAACAAGAAAAGAGTGCAAAAAGAGGCTGAAAAACATAAGGAACATGAGAAAAGAAAGGCTAAAAGGGATGCTAAGAGCGACACCTCCTCAATGAAGATTCAGTCAGGGAAAAAATACACGCGCCTTCAAAGGTTCCCCACTAACTCTCCAGAGCAAAAAAAGATCCTTGAAAAATTTGGTGAACACGTCCGCCCAGAGCAATTTCATGAGCCTGGGATGATGAGGCATGCCTTAGGATTTATGGATAGAGCTGTCCAGAATGGCCCTCCTACCTCTCCTGTTGAAGGGACTGGAATAACACACTTACAGAATCTATTAGGTAGAACTCCAGAACAGCACTTGCAGGACTTTGAGGCTCCTTATATGAGGAAATTCAATCAAGAAATTGCTCCAGGGATAGCAGAGAAATATTCAGGATATAATGCAGGAAGAGGGTCGGGGTTCCAAAATGCCATGATGAATGCAGGGGCTGGGTTAAGTGAAAATCTGGCCTCCCTCAAAGGAAACTTAATCAACCAGATGCTAGGTCAACAAACTCAAGCTGCTAACGTTGGGCTAGGATATGCACAACTACCAGGGCAAAGGTATGCTCAGCAGATGAACGCAGCCCAGACAGCGTTGCCGGCTAGCTTAGTTCCTCAGCATGCTCAGCAGGAGATGGATCGTTACGCCCAGAATAGAGAGTTTCAGCAGAGGCAGGCAGTGCTAGGACAACAACCTTGGGGATATATGGGGGTTCCTCCTAGGGGAAAACAGCCTAATTTCTGGCAGGGGGCTCTTCCTAGAGCTGCTGGTGCTCTTGTTGGGGCAGGTATAGGGGGTCTTCTTGGGGGGCCAGCTGGAGCTATAGCAGGTGGGTCAATCGGTGTCGGGGCAATGGGTGGACAACCTCCTGCAATACAGGTCGGGAATATGGGTGGGGGATCTCCTCAAAGGTTAATGGGACCAGTAACAAATAATATGTGATAGGATTTTTATGTCAATTAACTGGATGCCAGCAGAATACAACCAACGACGACCAAAGACTTCGTACCTCCTAGGGCAGGCTATAGGGGAAGGTCTTGGGAAAGCCTCTGATATGTACCTCAAAGGGAAGATGGAGAACTATTTTCAGAACCAGAAGGACGAGAGAGCCTTGAAAATAGAGCAGGCGGCTAGTGAGAGGTCGGCAGAGGGATATGAGAAGTTAACTGGAATAAAAGGTCTGAAAGAGCATTTAAGGGGGATTCCATTACAACACCATGGTGCAGCAGTAAAAGAGTTTGGAGGAGGAGGGGCACAGGACTATATAAACAATGCTTCTCCTTCTTATCAAACCCCACAATCCCAAGCTCCTCAACCCCCTCCATCTCCTCAAAAAACTTCTACATCAATTAATCAAGACATTGCAGCAGCTCAGAGGATGGGACTGTCTGGACAAGAGGTTCCTGGGATGCCAGGGATACCGGCAAGGACGCCACAGGGGGTTAATGAGCCTCAGCAGGCAGAAGGGGAAGAAGGGCAACAACCTACAGGAAGGCAGACTAGGCCTGGAATGAGGTACCCATTAGCTGAAATGTCTAATGACGAATTCAACAATACATTAAGACAATACCCAGGAGCTACAAATAAAAAGTTATTAATAAATGCTAGAGAAAAGCAACAAGATCGAAGGTTGAAAGAGGAAGGACTTGAAAATCAGGAAAGGCGCACTGGGATTGAAGAAGAAAAATTAGGGATATCAAAAGAAGGGCAGTCATTAAAAGAAAAACAATTTAAAGAGGGGTCTGTAAAGGGTTATAGAGAGGAAATGGAAGGAAAACGTAAGCAGGTTTTGGAAGACAGAGATTCTCTTAGTTTAGCTCGTCGGGCCATGCAAATGGGCGATACCTCTTCATGGACACAATTTTTTGCAAATAAATATGGATTAGATCCTTTGAAATCCACTGCTTCACAACTAATGAATCTTGCTTCTAAAGAGTTTATTAGAGGTTCCTTACATGGAATTTCTGCTAAAGCTCAAAACCAGTGGATCGAACAAAGGTTTATGTCTATGTTCCCATCTGTTGGTACGAAAGATGATGCAAAAGAATCTATAATTGAAGCATTAGAAAGGGGCACCGACGTAAAAGAAAAAGAAGTCGAACTATATGACCATTATAGTGATATATTTGAAAAAAATCCAGATAAGATAGCTAGAAATGTAAATAGAGATTTAAAGAAGTATATATCAGATCGTGATGATCAAATGTCATATAATTTTTCAAGAATAAAAGATAAGTATTCTTCTCCAGAAGCTTTGTATTCAGATGATAAACCTATTAAGGGGGAGTATATAACTCCAGAAAAGATATCTGCTTTTACAAAAAAATATAATGGCGATAAACTAAAAGCTCAAAATGAATTATTAAAACTTGGCTATAGAATTCCAAGTGCAGAACAATACCTTAGATGGAAACAAAGAGGCGAACAATATGGCAAATAATAAACAAACATCTGTTCTCGACATGATGTTAGAAGACGCTGCTTTGTCTACCAATCCTTCATCTCAGCAAGATATCAACTCTTCTCAAATAAATCCTACATTAGAACAACCAGAGTATCAAGAATCTATTGCCCAGCCAAGGAGAACTAAGGAAGAAGAAGATAGAAGAAAAATTGGTATGTTTGCAAAGACGGCCTCTTCATCTGTTTTAGGGATTCCTGGCAATACTCAATCTTTTATTGAAAATATGATTGCTCTTCCTTCTGGTGTCACTCCAGAACAAGCAAGGACTCAGCTAAAAAAATGGGGGGTTGAGGGGGGCGGCCATTTCCCGACGTCTGGAGAATTGAAACAATCAGTTGAGAAGAAAATACCGTCTTTAAAACCAGAAAATGAAAAAGAACGCAACGACGAAGAAGGACAAGAATTTTTTGTTTCACTTTTAGGTGGTGGTGCTGGTAGGAGCATTGCAAATAGATTAATAAGAGCTGGAGTCGGCGCTTATACCGGAATGAAAGTTGCAGAAGAATTAAAGAACTCTGGGGCTTCTCCTACTAGTCAAGAGGCTGTAAAATTAATTATAGGAGCGTTATCTCAAACGGGAAGAACTAGCGCTCTAGATCCTATGGACATGACTCGTAGACAAAGGGTAATTTATGAGGCTGCAAATAGAGCAGGGTTAACAGAAGCTGAAATGACGCCATTATTACAGGGAGAGCAAAGAGCCAGGCGATTGGGAGCTGTTACGGCTGAAACAGATGCAAATAGACACGCCTTAGAAGGAGCTCATAGAAAAGCTGGTAATTTTTTTAATGAATTATATGATGAAGGGAGTAATGTCCCAATACCCAGACAAGAAGTTGATGAATTAACAATAGCCGCTCAAAACCTTCGAACTCAATTACGTAGAGAACATGGAGATGAAGCTAAAAATCAGACTGTAATTAATTATTTAGATACAGTAATTCGAGATCTTGAAACACGGCCTAGCGATGCAGAAGTATTAATGAGGACACATACTGGAATTAATAGAACATTCACAGAAAATAGACCATCGCAAATGAACTTGCTACAACCTTTTAATAGAAGAATAACCAGAGCTATAACTAGATCTGATCCTGAATTAGGTATGAATTTTAGATATGCCCTTAGACTATACAGGTCACAAGCCGAATTTATTAGAAATGTTGGATGGAAAAATTTAGAAAAATCTTGGACACAGGGAACGCCAGCACAAAATCTTCTCTCGACTGTTGTTGCGGGAGCAGCAGGATCGCTTATAGGACATCCAGTTGCTGGGGCTGTTGCTGGGGCAGGACTAAGTTACGGTAAACAATTATTAGCTAACCAACTTTTGACGAATCCTCGTTGGCAAAATCTTAGAAATGCTACTATTAGGGCATTACGAGATGATAGCCCTAAACTTGCGTATGCTACATTAAACTCTATAAAAGAAAGAATTAAGAAAGAAAATCCAGAAGCTTATAAAAATATAGATTGGGAAGAATAATATTCTATAAATTTTCTATTATAGGTTTAAAATATAAAGCTAACAATACTAATATAACAAAAAAAATTGCGACTATTTCCATTATTCTCTCTCCTTTGCCACCCTCTGTGCCTCAATCGCTGTCAATCTACCATGAAAATCTTTCATCTCTTGATAGATCTCTTTGTGCATTTCTGACATTTGCTGTGAAGTCTCTCTATGTATTGTTGATATAAGATCTTCCAGCCTTCTAGAATCACTTCTAGACTCCGAATGACTCCACAGGAACAATGATGAGACTGTGATCAATATGACTATGAGTTCTAGCACTTGAATTTTCACTTCTTTCATTTTTTATCTGGCTCCTTCTTCCCATTCGCCTCATCCATCATCTTCTGAATTATCACAGCCTGCTCTTCCTGTGTGATGAAGAATGACTCGTCCTCTCTTCCCTGGTAGATTCCATAAAGATCATCAAGAGATGGGTATCTTGGGATTGATGAAATTGGTTCCATTTTTCCTCTATTTAACTTGTCTATGTTTTTCTTCTAAGATATTAATTCTTCTTTCAACCCAATCTTGGTTTCTTTCCATTCTAGTTTTTAAGCTGCTTAACTTATCAAAGATTATAAACAAAAGAATTGATCCAATAACAACGACTATTTGAATAATCGGTTTGGTAGAATCATCCATTACTGCTTCCTTTGTCTTTCCTCGATCGAGCACAACTTATCATGGAAATCCCTCATCTCTTTCGAGGCGTCTTCCCTGATAGCGTACAACTTCCCATGAAAATCACTCATTTCTTTGGCGATAGCATCAATCTTCTTATCTGTATGCAGGTACAACGCTATAGTTATCCCAATGCTAGTGACAATCATGGCTAGATTTGCCCCTATTACAGTCAGAATCTGAGCCCATTGCACATCTATATTCACCTCCTACCTCTCCCTTTTGATCAACACTAATAAATATACCTCAAGGAAAAAGTTTATTAGCCCTATTGCTAAAATTGCATAGTGGATATCCACCTCCTACCTCTCCCTTTTGACACACAATACTAACAGAATCAACCACAAAATAACAACAATAACTTCAAGTAACGCTGCCTCTAACATTTCTATCCTCAATCTTTTTATTCAAGAGTTCTATCTCCAACCCTGTCATTTTCCTATATGACCTCATCTCCCTTGCCTCTTCACAGCAAAACCTTTTCATCAAATAAAAACCAACACTCAACGTGCCTATATTGGCAGCTGTCAGAATCAAAATAAATGAAATATTCATATCTTTTCCTTTTTTNAATCCTANCCTCACTCTATCCTAATAATTTATTTTTGACACAACCTCCTTGACATGGTATTGTAAAGAAAAATTATCCTTTACTAGGAGTCCTTGTATGGTAAAACACTTACAGTCCACAACAGAATCCCTCTATGGATACCCTCAAGGGATTGTCCCTCAGTTCCCTAGCCCATTTGTAGCTAATCGAGCGCCATCGACTTTAGACACTGGGTTCCCACTAGGGCAGATCTTTGTTGATAAACTCAATGGCACAGTCTCCATGTTAGTTACTAATGCTGGGGGAATTGCGACCTGGCTATCTCTAGGGGGCTCCCTTACCCCAACTGTCGTAACTGCCACTGCAACTAATTTTGTCACAGCTACAGCTGCTACAGCAACGACCCTCAATGGCAATCGATGGTCAGGGACAGGAACAGATGCTGCCATCAACCTTCTTCTAACCCCAAAAGGGGCAGGAGGGGTGACGGTGACAACTGGAGCTCTAACGGTCACAGCAGGGGCTATTACAGCGACCCTGGGGGGCATTACAGCTACTAATGGGAATATTAGTATGGGGACTATTGGAAATGGGCTCAGGGTCACAGAGGGCGTCAATGCCAGGATGGGGCAGGCCACTCTCATAGCTGGCTCCAAGGTTGTTGCCAATACCTCTGTGGCTGCCACAACAAGAATTTTCCTAACTCGCTCTTCTATAAATGGCTCAGCAGCTATTGGGATGATATCAGCAGGAACGATCACCCCTGGAGTTTCATTCGTCATCGACGCCCTAGACCCCGCAGCTCCCGCAGGTTTGATAGCTGCCGACGTCTCAATTGTAAATTGGTTCCTGGTTGAAGCTCTTTAAAATTTAGCCTGGGTGTTATATGAGTAATTTAGGAATTCGAGTCTTTCCTGAAGCCCTTCGGTCTAGGGATAGTGCAGGGTTCACAGGGGCTTACCAAACATTAGGGATAGTCCTCGCCCACAACCCATTCCTCTGGAAAATCGTCAATGCCTCCACAGTCCCCATAACCATCTCCTTAGATGGCGTGGTTGACCATGACATATGCCCAGCGGGATCATTCTTTCTCTATGATGAAGGGGCTAACGCCTCCAGAGAAGGGGGGTTGACAGTTGCCAAGGGAACCCAAATATGGGTCAAGGGAGCTGCTGGTGTAGGCTTTGTGTATCTCGTCGTCCAATATGCTGGAGGGTAAGGTATGTCACAGGCAGGGATTATAAATGCTTCTGGTATGCCAGCTGTGGCAACTACTTACACAACTAATGCTGGAAATGCTGTCCCAGCCCTCAATATTCTCAATGTTCTAGGGACGGCAGGGATCACCACGTCAGGGGCAGGGAATACAATCACGATCACTACAACAGACCCTTCGGTTTCAGGGACAGTCAACACGATAGGGGCAGTCACAGGGGACGTTATCACATTCCCTTGTGGCGCTGTCCCTGGGGTATATACATTTGACGTAAAGGTAGCGGCTTTCGAGTCTACAACTCCTCTTGGAGCAGGGTATGGGATTATAGCCTCAGTTAGGACGACAGGGGCAGCAGCTGTATTGATGCCTAACCAGGCCATTGATGAGATGGAGGAGGGGGCGTTGATAGCTGGAGGCTGTATTGTCATGGTAGCAGCTAACAATATGATTATAAGGGTTACTGGTACAGCAGCTCTTACTGTCCACTGGAAGGCTGTTGCAGAGTATACATTTATTTCTTAGAGGTTTTTATGCCAGGTTTTAATAACGGAGTTATGTGGGCAGACAATGTTAGGTTTGATGGGACGGGGTACCCTGGGGCTGTCACTACAGATGGGCAATTGCTCATTGGGTCAACAGCCTCTCCAAATATCAGAGTGGGGACTATCACAGCAGGATCAAATATCGCGATTACTCCAGGTGCAGGGACGATCACAACTGCCCTAACAACCTCTATATTACAGCCAACAACAAATGCTGCTGGGACAGAAGGGGTGTATTCGTTAGGGGGGAATAGGTTTTTGCATAACTTTGCTTCTACAGGGGTAGCTTTAGATAATACGTTTTTAGGGAACAATGCAGGCAACCTAACTAATACTGGAAAGTGGTCAACTGTTGTTGGTGGAGAATCAGGCTCTGCATTGACAAGTGGACAATATAATACAATTCTTGGATCAAATTCATCTCAGGCCCTTACTACAGGAGAAAAAAATACTGTAGTCGGCACGTATAATTTTTTAAGCGCGATAGGAGCATCAAATAATGTTGTCGTAGGTTATTGCGCTGGTACTAATGCTACCTCAGCATCAAGTAACGTTTTTGTCGGAGATCATGCTGGATATTATGACGTTACTGGGACTCTGAACGTTTTTGTCGGAGCATACGCCGGAGAGAAAATGATTGGCGGTGATAACGTTGGGATAGGAGATAAGGCTTGCAGGGGAGGGAATGCAGCGACATCGACAGGGCAGTTTAACACAGCCGCAGGAACAGTTTCTCTAGAAAACATTACTACTGGGAGCGAAAACAGCGCAATTGGGTCTTTTTCTCAACGTCAGGTCACAACTGGAATTGATAATAGTTCAATTGGGAGTAGATCTTTAGATAAAGTAGTGACTGGGAGTTATAACTTAGGTTTTGGATATTCAGCTGGCACAAACTATACTGGTGCAGAATCTTCAAATATAATTGTTCAAAATTCTGGAGTAGTTGGAGAGAGTAATACAATTCGAATTGGCACTCAAGGGGCAGGGAACCAACAGGAAAATCGCTGTTTCATCGCTGGTATCACTGGGGTTACAGTCTCCAATACCGCTCTTGTAACATTAGATACCACTACGGGGCAGCTAGGAACTAAAACCATTGCTAACCTTCCTTCCTGGACAGTCATATCAGCAGATCAACCAGCAGTAGTTGGGGGAGGGTATTTTTGTAACAAAGTTGGTTTGCTCTCGCTATCCCTGCCAGCATCCTCAGCAGTAGGAGATGTCATTGAAGTATCGAATATCAATACAGCAGTTGGTACGGCAATAACTCAAGGGGCAGGACAGCAAATCTACTATGGCTCTCTTTCAACAACTCTTGGGGCAGGCGGGTCTCTAACCTCTATAGCTGTTGGGGATTCTCTAAAGATTGTATGCAGAGTAGCCAATACATTTTGGCAGGTGGTTTCATCAGTTGGGAGTTGGACAGTAGTTTAAAAATAGGGAAAATATGACAACAAATAACGCTATCAATACTGGCCTTATAGCCTCCTCAACAGAAATAAAGGAGGGAATTAGCACTCGAACACTGGTTGTGCCATCTGCTTTAAATACGTATATGTCTGATATGAGCATGACAGGTTTTATTTCATGGACTGGAGCAGGTGCCTATTACGATGACACGACCCTTGGAACTTTTAGTTTGCTTCGAGGAGGTACGGGATATATCAAGGGCAAGCTGATCACGTTCGCAGGGGCGCAATCAGTAACTGGGATGACAGCGGGGAATCTATATTGGATTTATATTGATTCATCTGGAGTGCTTCAAAAGACGAGCTCTTTCTCAACTACTACGTTCACTGATAATATCCCTCTCTTCGAATGCCTTCGAGACTCGACCGCTCCGACTAATAATCAAGTCACCGTAAAAGAAAACCATCCATATAATTTTCAATCGAGTATCTCTCTCTATAATCATGACGTTATCGGATGTATTATCCAGAATATCACCAATGGCGCAAATATCACTCTCAATGGGACTCAGAAGATCCAAATTAACGGCGCTGACGTCCTCTCAGATCATGGGCTTAATACGACGATCCCAGATAGTGGGGGAGTAGGGGTTTCTTGGTATAAATACTTCACTCTCGCTGGTGGAAAATGGGCTCTATACAACACTACCGACACGTTTTTAGGTCATTACAATAATGGTGGAGTCGTTGCAGCGCTATCAGCAAATAGATTTGCAGTTTATACACTCTATTGTTCAAAAGACAATCTTAATACGACAACTCCATTCTATTTTGCCGTTTTGCACACTGCACAATTTAATACGCAGAATGATGCGAATACCGCTATTTCCAATGGAACGATTGCGAAAGCTTCAAATGAGCTTGCGAACTTAGAAATCTCGCAGCTTGGATATATCATTTTTAGGCAATCTACGAATGCAATTGTCCAGGTGACCATCTCCAAGGCTACTCTAAAGCAGACTTTATCGACTGGCGGAACAAATACCGCGGCTCTGGTTAATACAAGCACTACCAATTTCAATGGCTGGCTCGATTCAACAGACACTAACGTGCAGTCGGCCTTAGATGAGTTGGATGACTCACAAAGGCTTACTGAAGTTACAGATGCAGCCGCTAATTTAGTGCCTAATAGAGGGGTGATTGCTAATAGGGGAACGTTGGTCACTTTGACGCTTCCAACAGTCTGCAAAGTAGGTGATGAGCTTGAAGTTGTAGGGAAGGGGGCAGGAAAGTGGCTTATCGCACAAAACGCAAATCAATCTATCCACTGGATCGCCTCGACAACTACTGTAGGGGTAGGTGGATCTCTGTCAGCCACTAATGTCTATGACTCCATTAAATTCTACTGCACTGTCGCTAACCTAGAATTTACTGTTTCCTCATCTACTGGGAATATAACTATAGTATAAAGGATTTTTTATGAAAATAAGTATAGATGGGCAAGAGGTATTCTCCCTCTCAGAGACTCAAAAGTCTGTTATAAAGAGCGCAATACCATATGATATTTTTGAGGCAGATATGAAACGTCGGCTTGAGTGGGTTCTGACACACAAATATGAACAATGCTTTGAAAGACTTAAGAAAGAGTGGGAGCCTAGACTAAAGGAAAGATATCAAATGTTGCCATCAGGAGATGAAGCTTTAGCTCAATTAATTTGCTCTCAACCAGATTACAAGGATGGGAAGGCTAAACAGCTGGAATCTGAATTGGCTGTAAAGCAAGTAAAATAAAGGATATGTATGCCAACTCTTAATTCTTGGGGCAATAGAGTTTCGGATGCTAACGTCGCCTTCACCGGAGGGACTTTTGCAGCTGGAAATGACGCCACAGACAACGCAATTTCTATCGGGACCTCTGCCAATGCAGGAAGAACAGTGACCATCGGTAGTGGCACTGCGGCTAGTTCAACAGTAATAGATTGTGGCACGGGCGCATTGAACATCGGAGCAAATGCCGTCGCTAGGACAACGACCTTAGGCTGCACTACGGGGGCTGGTGTTTTAGCCCTCAAATATGGCACAGGGGACTTCACGCTAGCCTCTGCCACTGGAACTGTCATGTCTGCTTTGGATACTGGAGAGATAACCTATCCTTTGCAGCCAGCGTTTTTAGCTAATTCAAGTAGTGTAAGCGATGTTACTGGTGATGGCACCTTATACACTATGGTATTCGATAATGAAGTTTTTGATCAAAATAGTGATTTTGATGGGACAAGTACTTTTACCGCTCCAGTTACTGGTAGATATTATTTATCGTTTACGTGTGGCATGCAAGGTATACTATCAACACACACAGGCAGTGATTTTTATATAACTACTAGTAATAGAAATTGTGCCGTAACCTCAGTAAACTTATATAATGTTATGTGTAATAGTACAATTTTAAATATAACAGGAAGCATTCTTGCCGATATGGACGCAGCAGATACAGCGGTATGTAAACTATACGCTACAGGAGGGACAAAAGTAATAGATATAAGGACCAACACACGTTTTTCTGGACAACTAGTTTGTTAAAAGGATTACTATGAGTTCAACATCTCAATCTAACAATCCTACCTCCTACATGGGGGTTCTGGCAGTACAGCCTAGAAATGTCTATATCAGATCAGGGCCAGTATGGGGTAGGGCTCCTCTTCCTCGTGACTGCAAAAACTACAACCTTGGGGACACCTGGCTATGGGTTGAAGGCGCTGGAATTTGGCAGCTCACTCGAAAGACTAACACCCCAGGTGGAGGACAACTAGCAACTTGGACGACAACATCAGGGGCAGGGGCAGCAGGGATACAGACGATAACTGGAAATATAGGGGCAGCGATAGGTGGGGCAGCTGTAAATATAGTAGGTGATGGAGCCCTTCTATCTGGAGTAACAACAAATTTCGTAGCTGCAAATACCCTTGGGATTTCTGTCCAGAATGCTGTAGCTGATGGGGTAACAAAGGGGGTGTCTACATATCCTGCAGCTCAATTTACGACAGCTGCTGGGTTAGTCTCTATAAATGATGCTACAGTGGCAGCTAAGGGCATTGCCTCTTTTAACCCAGCGAATTTTACAGTAGCAGCGGGGGCTGTCTCCCTAACTGGAATATATGCATTCTCCTGGATCCCTGTAGTTGGAGTAGCTCAACTAATAGTCCCTAACACAGGATATTATACAACAAATGGAGCCTTAACAGCGTTTACTCTACCGGCAGTAGCGGCAGCAGGGTCAATCATAAAGGTTCAAGGGGCATCAGCAGGGGGATGGACAATAACTCAAGGGGCAGGACAGCAGGTGGTTTTTACAGGCGGAGTAGCGACATCGGCAGGGGCAGGAGTTAGGATAGCGTCGACTGGTACAAGAGATGGAATTGAGATACTTTGTATAGCAGCTAATACAACTTGGCAGGCTTTGAATATTAAAGGGAATCCAGTAGTTACATAAAAAGGTTAGAAAATGAGCATAAATCAACTAGGGAATATTTGTGTAAATAACTTTAGCGTTGTTACAGCCACGGCAGGAGTCACTAGATTTTTAGACGTAGACCATACAGACGCTACAGGAAACCCAAATTCAAATGCCCTGATATTTACCAGAACTCTACCAGGTGCAGGGGACTCATTCGCACAATTTATTATTTCAGGAGCGACAAACTGGTCTGTAGGGGCTGATAACAGCGATAATGATGATTTCAAAATCTCAAGAAGCTTAGCATTAGGGACTACAGATTGTATCCAAATACATAATCAAGGCGCAGTATCAGAACCCTTACAACCTTGTTTCAGTGCATATTTGAGTGTCGCAACAGCCGGCGTGACTGGGACAGGGATGGGAAGTATATATAATTTTATATGCGACTCTGTATTTTGTAATGGAGGCGGACACTATGACGTAGTGAATGGCTGGTTTACAGCTCCTGTTGCTGGGAAATACTCATTCACAGTTTATTGTGAATTGATAAACCTCACTCCAGCATTTGCAGATATACATGTGGGATTTTCCTTGGTACCAGGAACTATATATCAAGATGCCTTTGAAGTGGGTAATGGAGCACAGACTGCTATCATGACAGGGTTCAGCAATATTTTGCAACTAAATGCTGGTGAAACTGTTAGACCATATGTCTATAGTTCTGGAGAGGCAGGAAATGTGAATTCCATTGATTTTATTCCAGGATTTTACCATACAGTATTTTCTGGGTTTTTAATAGCATAAGGGATATATGAATAAACTTCTTATTGGATCAATTATAGTGGCCTGTGCTGGGGTTATTGGGTTAATGAGCTTTTACTTTTGGGGAAGTGACAACCCTGTTGAAGAGGCTTGTGAGGACATCATAAAGGCAGAGACAGGGGTAGAAATTGACTTAAGCCCTGGGAAAGTGCCAGTAGCAAAAGACGAGATAGGGAATAAGGCAGCTTCGTAATTTCTCATTGTCTCCTGAATCTGGATCAAGGCATCTTTCATTTTCTCAATCTCCTCCCTCGCCATCTCATACTTCTTCTCCAACTCATCATGCCTCTGAAAAATCCCTCTCCTCACATTCCCCATCTTTTTCTCTAGTTCCCTAACCTCCCCTCTTAATATCTCATGAGCTGGGGTATCAAATAGCTCTAGTTGTAAGCATGACATTATTTTTATCTCCTATATTAAAGTATCTTCAAAATTGTATAGGAAAATACAGATGCAAACAATGTGAAAGAAAGGGTATATGGAGGACAGAAGCAAGAAAAATGAGAGAGTTTATGAGAAAATTATTGTTTCTTTTCCCCCTGGTATCTATATGGTCTGGATGCACGGTCTCAATCATACAGACAGATACTCATGGCACAGCCACTGATGTAGTGGACGCTGAAGCTAGTTCTGATGCAGACATTGAGGCAGAGGCAAATATACCAGTAAAGGCAATATAGAGAGGTTGAAGATGGATGATTTTAAAGAGATTCCTAAGGAAGCCCAGTGGATGGTTGGGGCACTATTATTCGTATTGGCATTGATTTTGTCAGTTGTGATCTATGTGATGGAGTCTGAGCCTTTGTCATCAGTAGGGGATCAGACGAACCAGGTGCATCTAGAACAACTACAATTAGAGAAAACTGCTAATACCTAGAGCCATATCCCCCTGTCGGCATGTCCCTAAATGGAGCTGGCAGGGAGTTGTCCCCCATAGCCTCAGCGTAGTTTCTTTCAATATCCTGTGGGGTCATGCTCTTCGTCCCTTCTTTCCCAAATAAGTGTGAGTACATTGCATACCGTAAGGCGTCGCAATTTTTAACTACTATACCATTGGCTATAAAATTCCCGTTTTTTTTAGAAGCTAGACAATAGACATTTCGTTTATTTATCTTTTTCACGCTCTTCACTCCAACGAAGCTTGGCAGAACATGAGCAGGAGCAAGATTTTTTTTTGGCATATTTATTTTTCCTGAAAATTTTACCACAAACTATACACTTTACATCAATATCGTCTAATCCCTCTTGTCTCCTCCAGGCAGATTTGCAAGAAGGAGAACAAAAAATAGAATGATATGCTTTTGTTGAAAACATTTTTTCGCAATGAATACACTGGATCTCTATATCTTCTCTATTTTCCCAGCCACTAATTCCATGTTCTTTGTGCCATTTTCGGCCAACTTCTGAAGAATGCCATTCCTTTGTTAATGGTCTTATCTCACCACATAATTTTCTTGCTCGTTCCCTCTTTTCTTCCGTCATGTGCATTGACATATGGTCGTGCGCTGAAATTAATTCTAGATTTGATATATCATTATTACTTTTGTCTTCGTCTTTATGGTGAACATGAAACTTTTCTGGAACTTTTCCATTAAAGTATTCCCACACTACAACATGAAGTCTTTTTTTTGGGCAAGTAGTTGTAATCCAGTACCCAGTTTTTTTATCTAAATAAAACTTTGTTTCAAAGAAGAATTTGTGTTCCATTTTACAACCGTATCTAATTGCGTTAGGGACTGAATCATTTTATATCCATCGGTTGTTAAAATCAAGTGATCTCCTGTAGCGATAAGAGAGGATCCATCGATTAATTCAAGTTCGTATACTTCAGCATTTTCTTTTGTTAAAGAAACATTGATAAATTCATCTTCTTGAAAAATTCCTAAGCCAATATTAAAGTTTATTAAATTTCCTGAATTTTCTAGTTCATCTATACGACTATATCCATTGTCTGTAAGAACCTCTGTATGGCCAGCTACACAGAGGTGGTCATTTTCTTTCAAGGGCTTGTCCACCCCTGTTTTCATGCACTTCGAGTCCCAGACATACCCTCTAAATTCCTTTATGATTGCCTCACAATTTCGGCAGACCTTGAGGGTGCCATTAGACATCAATTTAGACACCAGCCTAATCCCGTCTATAACCTCATTCTGAGCATCATATATATTTTGAAGCCCTGATCTATGAAGCTCAAGCTTAAACGACGCTGCGCTAGGGTCTACGTAGATAGCCTTGACGTGTTTTCCATCAATAAACTTCGCCAGGTCTGCTGCATACTCAGAGTCTGTCTTCTGTCGCTGTCTGGCCTTACTATCCCAATAATATACTTCCTCTACCCACATATTAGGATATCTGGATCTATTTATCCCTATTAGACAGAAGGCGCAAGGGTTCGTCGTCCCGTAGTCGACCCCGACAATATAATACTCTGCTCCTCCAGGCGGGAAGCTTATAACATGGAGGTCATCATCAAAAAAGTCGTATATAGCTCC